CCGCATCGGCAATGGCCTTGGCCACCACGGTGGCGTCGATGGTGTCAACGTCACCGGTGCGGTCAGTCAGCTGCATTAATTCTTCAGAGCCGAAACGGTCTTCCAAATCTGCCTGGGTGATATAGGCCATTACTCTTCCTCAGCGGTGGCCTGTGCCAGGTCTATGGTGCAATCCGTAACAATCAGCATGGGTTCTTCCCGGATCGCTTTTACCTGGTCTGCATCCAGGGCTTCCAGGGCAATGCCGTGGCCTTCCCTGGTGAACTTGTGCCCGGCGCGGTGGAATTTCGCGGGGCGGGATTGAACAAAGATAGCGGGCACTTCGTTTGTCTTTTTGGCGGGCGCTTTCTTTGCCGCTGGCTTTTTTTCCGGTGCTTTTGGATCAGGGGTTGTGGTGCTGGGGTCTTTTTTGTCTTCAGTCACGGGGCTGTCCTCAAAATTTTGGTTTAAAAAAGGCCAGGTCAGTTGCCCTCGCTGGCCTTTCTTTTTTTACTTATTCAATTAAAGCGGTTTACTTATTAACCAGCTCCGGTGCTTCCGTACCCCAGCTGCCAGAACGCATAGCCACCAGCAGCTCGGGCCTCGGCACCAAATTTGTATTCCTTGCGGTTGAATACATCATCAGCTTCAGGGTCTGTTTGCTGGACAAATACCGGGGCTTTTCGCTCCTGGTAAATAAAGGGTTTCACGGGCTTGGTGGTATCCAGAAGGAACCAGGCGGTGTCGCTGGTGGCTCGATCCAAAACCAGAACTTCTATAGTGCCTTTGAACGGGTTGGGCTTGCCGTCATCCAGCTTTTCATTCATCGCCAGAACATTGGCAACGTCTTCCAGGGCTGGGGGAACTACCAGCAGATTTGGGCGAATACCCAAAGGGCGACCATGTTCATCTTTGAATTTACGCATGGCGGTTCTGGCTGCACCCAGGGAAGCAATGGCGTCGGCCTGGGTGGCGGCACTCAGGGCCACGGTGCCTTTATTGGATGCCGTGGTATCACCTACAGGGTGGTCGGTGTCGAAGAAATACTGGCCATCAAAGCAGGTGTTGGCAAAGCCACCGTTGATCAAGTCGGCCACAATTTCATCCGGCAATTGTGCGGCGGATTCACCGGCCATTTGTGCCTGGGGTGAATAGATGCCCAGCTGATCGTCTTCAATGTCGTTACGATCAACGGCCACTGTCACTTCAAAATCATCGTTCTCAATGCTGTATTTGTGGGCAGACAGGGAGTCAACCTGCTTATCCCCAATCCACTTGCGCATTTTGGGAATCTTGGAAAGCCACTTATAGTCATTGGTCTTGGTGGTGGATGGCACCTTCATTGCCATCTTGTCCCACTGACTTTCAACGGCTTTAAAAGCGTTGTTAAAGAGTACGCTAAGGGCAATAAAAACGTTACTGAGGTTTGATTTATTCGCAATCATGGGTTATCTCCTTACTCTACCCAGACGCCATCAGATTCCAGCAAAATCATCTTGCCAGCAGCTGATTGGGTTCCGGTGCCATCGGTTGCGGATACGGTTTCGTCATCCTCGATATAAACAGTCTTACCGAGGCTCGCCTGAGTGACGGGATCACCGCTGCTGTTTTTCCACTTGAAAGCCTTGCCACGGCGCACGTTCACGGTTTTGGCACCGTTGGCACCACCGGTGTTGTCCACTGCTTCATCAGCGCGGCCAAGGTAAGTGTGGGTTGTGGCCACAGAACCTGGTGCGCCATAGCCGTTGGCATTGGCAACAACCAGGGCACCGGCAAAAATCACGGCGCTGGCCGCAACAGGAACGGGCACTAGCTGGCCATCTTTGGATGGAGTGTTTCTGTCTTCTGTCAGGCTCATTGCTTATGCCTCCTTGATGTATTCAACAGCGTCATTGACAGCCACACCCATCTGGCCGCAGACCGCCACCAGGTCATCATCCGGCGTGTAGCCGTCTTCGCCTGGCTTTTTGCCGGTGGTTTGCTGCCGGGTTAGCGCGGCAATGGGTTGGGCGTTTTTCAGATAGCCTTTCAGACTTTCCAAGTTTGATTTACCCAGGGTGATGGCCCACTCTTCTTGCGCGGGCAACAGGCGGCCATCAGACAGGGCAACTTCCACCAGGTCTTCCACTTCGCTGTTGACGATGCGGGCGGAAAGGTCGGCCACCTGGGTTTTCAGGTCTTCAACCACGGCCACGCTCACATATTTGGCGGGGTCAGGGTTTCCGGCTTTCTCCAGGTCGGTGGTGAGTTGTGCCACTTGGGTGTCGGCGTTTTTCTTGTCGGTCAGCACGGTATTGAGTGCAGCCAGAATGGCCTTTTCATCCGCATCTTCCGCAAGGCCCAGGGCTTTGCGTAGCTCTGCAACTAAATCCATCTTTGTTTCCTCGGATGTTTGTTTATTAAAACGAGTGCTGGCAGCGGCGAGAATTTCATTCATGCCGTCCAGCGCGGGGGAGTTGGTTATGGCCGCCATTAAAAGCTCCACCACATCGCCAGATTTGGTGTAGCTGAAAACAGGGGAGATAAATCGGTATTCTTTATTTTTGAGATATTGGGTGGCGTTGGGCGTCCAGGCCACATCTACTGCATAAAGTCCTTCACCTTCCCGCCATTCCAGGCGACTGAACCAGCCAGCTGCTGGTGCCGCGTGTCCTTTGTCCTTGGCGGTCAGCGTCTGGTGTTCGTAGTCAATCACGAAGGGGGTTTGGCGGGCATGGGCAAGAGCAATGACGCGCTGTGCAATGGTCGCGTCTATATACCAGTTGTCGGTTTCTTCCGGTCTGCCATCGCGGGCGCGGAATTCACCGGCGGGCATCAGCTGAATTTCATTGGCACCAGGGGTGATTTCAATCTCAACGGCACAAACCGCCAGGGAATGAATGGCGGTGGTGCAGACGGCAATGGCAAGGCGAGATCGTTTCATGGCCCCATCATGCCCATTGGGCGGTGGGGGCCGGGATTAAACTGGTTTAGTGGTTTGCCGCCTGTAAGGCGCTGTGGTCGTTTCTGGAAGGTTTGGCGGTACGGTAGGGGTAGGCAGAGGCACAAAAGGCCACACAGAAGGAATTAAACGGGTTTTAAATGGGGGTATGCAAGAGGAAAAGGGTGGAATTTCGGAAATTCTACTGGTTTTGCCATAAATCCGTGGCCTGTTGCTCCTGGCGGTGTTCTCAGGGCCGCAGGTGGCGCTGAATGATGTCTAGCACCTCCTGGCGGTGTTCGGGGGTTAGCCCGGCATGTTGCCTGGCGGGAATTGTCACAGCGTGATTTCTACCCGCCTTACCTCCCAGGTGCTGAATTCTGGCATAGGGTTTGTTGCTGGTGGCGGCGGCAAAATCAACACCACTGCTGGCGGTGTAGCTGGCTGCCAAGCCGCCTTGGGAGCGTTGCAGCATTTTACCCGGCCAGGTGCCTCTGGCCATCCGCTGAATAATAGTGGACTGGGCCAACAACGGCCAGGGCGCTCCGGTTTCCGGGTTGGCCTCGTTTTCAAAGGCTTCCTCAATGCTGTCCAGCATGGTTTCAGAAATTGCCCGCATCAGGGGCCGGGTGTCTTTGGCCTGGCCAATCAGTTCCCGCAGGGCACTCTCCACATCATCCCCGGTGATCTTAATGGTAATGTCTCCGGCCATTGGCTATACTCCTGGTTCAAGGTTTTGCGGCAAAATCTCGCTGCGATAGCCGCGCTGAGAGCTACGGCTCAAAGCGTACCCAGTGCCTGGCTGGGTCGGGTTCCGTTCTGGGATGGCGAGTCCAGACGCAAAACACACAGGGCTACCAGGCGCAGCCCTTTTATCTCTTATCAAGCAACACCTTTCCTTTTCCGGCCTTTGTCACTTCCTTGGCGCTGCTGTGCCGAAAACTCTGCACATACAAGCGGCCACCACCGGTAACTTTCACCACGGCGGCAAAATAGGTTTCACCCTGGCGGTAAAACATCAGGTGATTTGCCTTGTCTTCCACCACCAACATGGCGTTTTGCAGGGTGGGCTGGATTTGCAGGTAGTCAGCCAGGGTCAATGTGTCGTTGCGATTGATCAGCTGTTTTGCCAGGGTATCGTCACTTAGCCACACGGTTTGTCCACGGGCACCAATGGCCTGGCGGTAGGTGTCGGGCAATACAGCCACCGGAAATTCATCCTTACCCAATAGCGGCCCCAGACGATCCCGCAGCACTTTGTTTGTGGCTGTCGGGTTTTGCTGTTTCACCTGGGTTGCCATGTCATTCAGGCGGCTGTAAAACCGTTCAAAGGGTGGCCCGGTGTGAATGCCCTCAACATACTGTTTGGCGGTGGCATAGGGGTAGTTATCCAGGTCTGGATACCAGTGGGCGCTGCCTGGGTTATAACTCCAGCCCGCATCGGGCACAAACCGCTGGCCGTTGTCCAGGTCATAGGTGGTGACGGGTTGCAGTTCGCCAGACTTTTTGGAAACCAGGCGCTGGACTTCTGATAGCTTACCCTCTGAGGATTCGACTTCCAGCCCTTTGGATTTTACCTGGCGTTCTGTGAGGGCGCGTACCCGGCACCGGCAGCCCCAACCGTTGGGCGGGTACAGGCTTTGCCAGATGGGATCATCCCACCTGAAAACATGACCATGCAGGGCTTTGTGCTCGGGCCTGGTGGCCTTGTCATTGACGGCCACATACATCCAATAGGGGCGCTCCTGGGCATTCTCTACCATGCCCTTCCAGCGGCCTGACATATAGGCGGTTTGCAGGTTGGTTTGGTAAATGGTTTTCAGGCGGCGGACGCTGCCCAGCTGCACAATTTCCTCTTCACCCTGGGGATTGATCAGGGTTTGCTTGCCCCACCAGCCATGCTTTTGCAGGGTGGGCTCCATGTTCTTTTTGAATTCATTGAAGGTGGTGCCGTTGCGGATCGCGTCATCCACTGAGCTGCGAATGTCTTGCAGCACGTCCAGGCGCATGGCTTTGGCCACGGTGAAGGCGCGGGCGTTGGCTTCCTGGTAGGTATCAAACCAGTTCCAGGATATGCGGTGGCCTTTGCTTTCAAAGTACTCCACCGCTTTTTCCGGTGGCAGGGTGAAGGCGTAGCCAAGGTCTACCGGGTCAGGCATTTTTTTGATTCTTCCTGCGGTTTTTCAGCCATTGCCAAGCCTTCCAGAATGGCAAGGTGAGAATCATCAGGATAATGGTTAACCAGGTTTTCCAGCCTTTGATGCCATCCATTATTTTGACTCCATCTTTGTTTTCAATCGCTGACAATGCCGGATCATTTCGCGGCCTGTGACTTCCACGGCTCCCCGGCTAATTGCTTGTGCCCGCTTTGCCTTGCAAATATCGTAGTGGGGATAACTTGCCTGGCTTTGAAACCACTGCCGACGAATGCCAATGGCATCCGCCATGCTGTGCAGTTCTTCCAGGGAATCGGCAACCATGTGGCACATGATCATTCCCCGGTAAGGGTGCCGGGGTTGGTCAACGTAGACGGTCATTATTGGCCTCCAGCTTCACCATCCGTTTGAAGGCAGGGCCACGGGGAAAACAAGCTCTCACTTTTCTATCAAGATGCGGTGTCTTGTTAATGGTTTGCGCACCCCGCTGAATATGAAGCCTAAGCTCTCCAACAGAACCCACACCCCTGCGGATTCGTTCAGCCCGAATTTGCAGCAACCATCTTTTTTTGATGTTCATTTCATGAATGGTGTGGGGGATGAACAGGAACGCTTCAAGCATTCAATCGCCCCCAGGTTTCGGCCACAAAGTAGAGGCGGCTTAGGAAGTCCTGAATGGCGTCCACGTCCATTTGCGGGTAGAGGTCTGACAGATCATCCTCTATCCGTTCCAGGCTGTCACCGGCGTTTATACGGCGGATTAGCGGCAACAGCATGGCTTCCATTTGCTGTTGCTGATCATCGGCTGAAACCTCGTTTAACACACTATCAATGGCCTGTTGAGGGCCGGGTAAACGGGTGTTCAAAATGGCGGTTCTGAGATCCACTTGGGCCGGTTTCTGGCCAGCGGGTGCCAGTAACTTTTGGCCTTGTTCAGGCTTGGGCACACCGGTTTTTTCATAGGCATAGTCCTGGGTGATTTCCAGGCCCATGTTGACTAATCCGGTTAAACCGTCAGATATAGTCTTCAGGTCTTCCGGTTCTTTGGTGTCGAATACAAATACCGGGCAATCTGCCATTCCCTGAATGCCGGGAATGTTCAGGGCCACTATGGGATAGATCAAATCGCGGGTGATGGTGGCGGCAATCTGCTTTAGATCGGCGTCCCTGATGTCGTGGCGCACTTCATTGTGAACATTGCCCAGGGCGTTGGTGCTGGTTTTTCCGTCTGCCTGGCTGGTGAGGGTTTGCCCCAGGATCGCCTTTGACTGGCTTTTCTCACACCATTCCATCATGGCCATAAAGGGGTCACTGGCCCCTTTGGCGGCCTCTTTGAAGTCGATGGCCATACCGTCTGGAATAATGCCCGCAGCATTGTGACCAATGCCCACCACCGCCTGCATCAGGGTGTTTTTCTCGGCATCACCGGCACCG